ATGAAAATTTTCTACAAGTTCCTACGTTACCGTGAATTCAGCTTTTCTTGTGAAGAGTTTAAGAAACTCAAAGTTGAATTTCCTTGCGAAGAGTTTAAGAAACTCACAAAGCGAAGAGTTTGAGAAACTCACCATTGCTTTTTCCACATTTTACATTTCGTTTTATTTTTGTTTTTGCTCTTATTATTTTTGTATTGTTAGACCTTTGTATACAACCTTTTATCTACTTATTTTCCTGTGTTATTTGTGTTAGTTTAATTTTGTAGTTTTAGGGGTTGTTTGCCACTATGTGGCAGGTTTCCGAAGGATCCCAGTGCTGCTGCACTGGGAAAACCTTCTCAAACGCGGAGGCTAAGGAACTCCGCTACGTGTGCTCATGTTGGATGAGCACACGTTTAGTTAAGGCTGAGGCTCCTCCTCAGCAATCAAGGAGGAGTGGGATAGCGCCCACTCCCCTAAAATCCAAAGGGACTGTACAAGTCCCATTCCCAAAGGTTGTTGGGGTAAAGCCCAACGACCCAAAATCCAAAGGAGCTTCTGTGGCTCCAACACCTTTGTTGAAGCAAAGGTGTGAAGTGGTAGTTCAATATGGCCCTCCGGCCGATATTGAACTTGTATACCCGCCTCTTGTGCGGGAGGAGGAAAGATCCTCCAAGAAAGTGGTCCTGCCACCTACCCCAAAGGTGGAAATCAGGGTGCCAGTGTGCTGTGCACCCAAATGGATGGTGGCCATTCCTAAACCACCGGTGAAGCTAGCCCTTAAAGCTAGCAAGTTACGGTTCCCAAAAAGAGCCGTAGCTTATAATGGAGTCAATTTTATTGATTCCAGGGGAAAAGTCGTCCTGTCTGAGGGCGCAAAGAGGATCCTGAAAGGGATTCGCGTTGCTACTAAGCAACGTCTGAGAGCTGCACGCAGAATTGTTGCGTGCAGGAAGGTGAGAGCCGCGCGAGCTCTCGCCAAGTTTGAGGCAATCGCTCAGAGTGAGCGATTGGACCAGTTAGAAACTGGGTTCCAGGTGGTGCTTCCGGCACCAAAGATGAGCTGCAGTCCAAAAGGGGCTGCTCCTTCTACCACCTCTGTGGTGGTAGTTAAGAAGAGGAAGCTTGCTAAGCTTCCTAAGGCTGTACCCGAGCAGGATTTTTCCTGCTTGGTAGGTTTTGATTGGGGGGAGAAATCCCACCCAATCGAGACGGATATCGAGGACGACTGGGTCCTCGTGGAAAAACCTGTCCTCTTGAGACAGGCTGCACACACCGTGCAGGGCAGGGCAACCGAGGCCTTAACTCGGTTTGCGGCTACCAGTGGCTTTTCACTGGATGCCCACCAAAAGGTGGAGGATTTTGCTTCACTTGGTGAAGCAGAATACTTGATGGCAGGAGAGTTTGCAGACCTCTGCTTGCAATCCTTGGTGTATAATGATGCACCAGTACTGTCTGCAACTATAGCGGAGCTCAAGGAAGATACCGATTTTGCTGATGCTATAGAACTCCTCAAGTTGGAGCTGGCTGAGCTTCCAACAGACTCCACCACGTGTGCCCCGTTTAAGCAATGGGCTTCTGCTGCCAAGCAGATGGCCAAAGGTGCTGGCGCATTGGTTGGGGATTTTGCCCGAGCTGCAGGAGCTGCTGCCGTTATTTCTTTTGATATGGCAGTAGAGTTTTTACAAGACAAGGCATTGAAGTTCTGTAAAAAGATTTTCGATGTCACGATGGCTCCCTACTTGCAGCATCTTGCTAGTGCCCACTCCATTGTCAAGAAAATATGGGAAAAGTTGTCTGAGTGGATGGAAAGCCTCAAGAGTAAAGCCAGTTTGGCGCTCGAGGTCATGGCACAACACGCTATATTTGCTTTAGGTGCCATGGTCATTGGTGGGGTAGTAGTGCTTGTTGAGAAAGTACTGGTTGCTGCTAAGATTATTCCAAATTGTGGGATTATTTTAGGTGCTTTCTTGACTCTCTTCTTCGCTAGTTTGGGATTGACAGCGTTGGAGTGCACTGCTGAAGAAATTTTCAGACTACATGCGTGCTGTAAGAGTGCTATTTATTCCATGTATTCTGTGAATGAGTCAACCATGGTTGGGGAAGGAGAGTCCCTAACCATGGGAGCAGCATCAGGGCTGGATACTGCTGTTTCAGCCCTTACTCGAATTGGGCAGAGTATGATAAGCTTCAAGCTCGGAAGCATGCTATATTATGCTAAAATTGCCCAGGGGTTTCGACCAACTTGCAAGGGGAAAAAAGCAATTGGTGAACTGACTAGTTGGCTTATCGATCTTGTTGGGAGTATCTACTCTACAGTTACTGGACAAGAGAGTACTTTCTTTGATGAGCTTTCTACTATAGTTTGCCTCGATGTAAGGGCGTGGTTGCTTAAAAGTAAACGCGTTCGCTTGCAGGTCGAAACTATGGCCGTGGGTGATAGAATAACCTTGAATACTATTGCCAAATTGCTAGAAGACGGTCATAAGATTTTAGTAACGGCGGCTGGCGTACCAAGGAAAATGTCAGCTGATTTTACAATGTGCATTAAAGAGGAAGTATCCAAATTGGAAGAAGTACATGCCCGAACAGCATGTGCAGGCATCAACGAGGGTATGCGAGCTTTTCCTTTTTGGGTGTACATTTATGGAGCTTCGCAGTCTGGGAAAACAACAATTGCCAATTCCATCATAATCCCAGAACTGCTAGATGAGATGAACCTTCCAAAAAGCTCTGTTTATTCCAGGCCCAAAACTGGTGGGTTTTGGAGTGGGTATGCCAGGCAAGCGTGTGTGAAAGTTGATGATTTTTACGCCATTGAGCAAACGCCCAGCCTAGCAAGCTCCATGATCGACGTGGTGAATTCCGAGCCTTACCCGTTAGATATGGCATATATTCATGAGAAGGGTATGTCGATGGATTCTCCGTTGGTTGTGACCACTGCAAACACCGTGGTACCTCCTACAAATTCACAAGTGGTGGATTTGCCATCATTTTACAATAGGAGGGCTGCGGTGCTGGAAGTTAGAAGGAAGGATGGGGGAATTTTCGATCCTGAAGCATATGACTCGTGCATTGAAGTTCGCTTCATGCATAGTAAATGCCCCTATGTTGACTCTGCCGGTGTTCCCCAGGGACCCGCAGTCAATACCCCCATGGACGAAGGATGGATAACCCCAAGTGAAGCAGTTGCAGTACTGAAAAACTTGTTGGGTGTACACGTCCTAAATGAGGAGAAAAAGCTGATTGCATACAGAGAACGGATTGGACATGATCATCCAATCTACAATGCAGCTAAAGAATTCATAGGTAATATGTATTATCCAGGACAGTGGTTAACCGCTGAACAGAAGCTAACCTATGAAATTGATGACAGTGAGTTTTCTTTCCTAGCAGTTGATGGAAAAATGTATAAATACAATGCACTAGGGAAGTTACATCCTTGTACATCAAAACCGTCACATCCAAATGTCATCCCATGGCTAGAAAAGAAGACACTCGAAATAGTCCACTGGGATGTGCACAAGCATATTGCTACTGGTCCCCGTAATGCACTTGTGGCTTGTTTCCTACAAGGCTTTGTCCAAGGGCAGAGCAAGGTTGAAAGTGTGGAGCGCATGGGAAAAGATAGTTCCCCAGAGCAGCAGAGTTTCTTTAGGAAACTAAGTTTATCTGAGAGAATATATCTTAGACTGTGTCAGATCCGCATTGACAATATTAAACAGGAAGAACTTGTAGGGTCAAGTAGAGGACCAATGGCAGTATTGAGAGAATGCTTGTTGAGGAGTAAGCAGGTAGTTGTTGAAAACTACTCATTGTTATTGACATTGGTGGCAATTATCTTACTTATTAGTGCCGCTTATACGCTACTCTCAACAATCGTGGCATTGGCTGGATGCTCAAGCTTTGCGGGGGGCATGGTGGCTGTTACTGCAGTCAATAGTGCTTCCATACCTTGCTCCGAGCCACGAATGGAAGAAAGATATCCCCCGCGGAATCGCTTCGTGTCGCGAATTTCCAAAATTAGGGGGGAAGGACCATCACAGGGCCAAGGAGAGCATGAGGAATTGGTTACCGAATTCTATTACTACAGTGATGGAGTTAAGAAGCTGATTTCGACATGTTGGTTTAAGGGAAGGTCCCTTCTAATGACACGACATCAAGCCCTGGCAGTTCCAGTAGGCACGGAAGTTGAAATAATTTATGCTGATGGAACGGTTAAAAAACTGGTCTGGCCAGGCAGACAGGAAGACGGCAATTGCAAGGGCTTCGTGGAATTTCCAGAGAATGAGCTTGTCGTCTTTGAGCACCCGCACCTATTGACAATGCCCATTAAATACGAGAAGTATTTTGTGGACGATGCCGATCGACAAATCTCCCCAAATGTAGCGGTGAAGTGTTGCGTGGCGCGGTTAGAGGATGGAATTCCCCAATTCCATTTCTGGAATAAATATGCCACCGCACGTAGCGAAACTCATACCTTGAAAGATGAGGGAGGGGGAAATGTCTACCAGAACAAGATAAGACGTTTCATTGTCTATGCCCATGAGGCAAAGAAGTATGACTGCGGGGCTCTGGCTGTGGCTGTGATCCAAGGCGTCCCAAAGGTCATCGCGATGCTTGTTTCTGGTAATAGAGGTGTGACCTATTCTTCCGTGATTCCAGCTTATAGTTCCTCCTATCTCAGGGGGGATGTACCATATGTACCGGAGGATGGGATAGTTACAAGTGGATATAGGAAAGTGGGTTATTTGCATAGGTCTGATGCTCCACATGTGCCCTCTAGGACGGCGTTTATGAGAGTACCAGACGAGTTGTGTTTTCCATATCCTAATCCAAAGCAGCCTGCCATTCTTAGTACTGAAGATGAACGCCTGAAAGGTACAGTCCATGAAGGCTATGATCCTGTGAAGGATGGCATGAAAAAGTTTGCTGAGCCAATGTCTCTGCTAGACGAGAAGTTACTGGATGAAGTAGCAGGTGACATGGTTCACACATGGTATGATCCGGGCGAATTCCTTGAAGATATTTCTTTGGACCAAGCTATCAATGGGGATGAAGAGGAAGAATATTTTGACTCCCTTGTGATGGACACATCTGAAGGATATCCCGATGTTTTGGACCGGAAACCAGGAGAAAAAGGTAAGGCGAGATTTTTCGTTGGGGAACCAGGAAATCGGATCTTTGTGGCTGGTTGTAAGCCCGAAAAGGCTTATTATCAACTTGAAGAGGATTCCAAAACTAGAGTGCCTGCTCTAGTTAGCATAGAAACCCCAAAGGATGAAAGACTGAAGAGAAGTAAAATAGACACCCCAGGAACAAGATTATTTTCCGTGTTGCCACTGGCGTATAATCTTTTGCTTAGGGTGAAGTTTTTGTCTTTCTCTCGCTTGCTAATGAAAAAGAGAGGCCACTTGCCTTGTCAAGTAGGCATCAATCCTTATAGTCGTGAATGGACTGACCTCTACCACCGTTTGGGTGAGTTGTCCGATGTTGGATACAATTGCGACTATAGGGCTTTTGATGGTTTAATCACTGGGCAAATTTTAAGTGTTATTGCTGACATGATTAATGCTGGATATCGTGATCCAATTGGTAATCAGCAACGCAAAAATTTGCTTCTAGCTATAAGTGGACGCCTCTCTATTTGTGGGAATCAGGTGTATGCCACTGAAGCAGGCATACCCTCCGGTTGTGCTCTCACAGTAGTACTAAATTCCATATTTAACGAACTACTGATGAGATATTGCTTCAAAAAGATAGTTCCCCCTTTGTACAAGGAGTGCTTTGACAGGTGCGTTGTGCTCGTGACTTATGGTGATGACAATGTCTTCACTGTAGCGCAGTCTGTCATGGAGCATTTTACTGGCGACGCTTTAAAACGTCAAATGGCCAAAATTGGGGTTACTATCACTGATGGGAAAGATAAGTCTCTTTCCACGATTCCGGCACGCCCGCTGTTGGAGTTGGAATTTCTGAAGCGCGGGTTCAAAAGAAGTCCCGGAGGGCACGTGGGTGCTCCTCTAGAGAAATTGTCAATCATGAGTTCTCTGATTTACATCCGTAGTGATGGCTCTGACTTGTTGCAGAAATTGCTAGACAATGTTAATACTGCGCTAGTTGAGTTGTATCTACACGCTGATAGAGAATATTTTGATTCAGTACGGGACTTCTATTTGGAAAAGCTCCCTCCTGGTTCTTACAAAGAATTGACTACATGGTTTCAAGCTGAAACATTTCATGAGTGTCAAAGGAGTGGAGAGAGTGGCTACAAACCACAGGGGCTTATTGAAATTAGTCATGGGGCGGCTTTTGCTAGCTTCACACAACAAGCTGGCACTGAGTTAGAAAAACATGACATCTGCCCTGGTTTGTCTATTGCAGGAGCTAAGTACGTTGCCAACGAGAATGAAATTGTTTTAACACTTAGCTCCAAGTTGCCCGGGGACACAAATACTTTCAAGCTAGATCTTCCATGTGGTGATGGAATAGGACGTCTACCATCAAAGAATAGTATTCTAGCATTAAGGAAACCCGGCTTGGTTAGGAATTTATGCTGCTTAGCCCAATCTGGAAAGAAGACCTTAGTCATACGTGATGAGAGGCCTTATATTGGCGCGTGGGCAGTAGCTTGTATCTGCGGGGAAAGTTTTGGCTTTGGGACTCAGAGTGTTCTTGCACTCTATGCTAATTTGTTGGGACCTAATCGGAGAAATGGGCTAGCTAGTTATTTTTCCGATTTTGACAGTCCCGTTCACATCAAGCGAGTCCATGCTAAAACAAATACCAAGGAGGGTAGCGAAGCTCTGAAAGAGATTTTCCCTTTTTGTGAGGTGGAACTCTATGATGCTACCAACGCAGATGTTGGGAGGGAAGTTATTTGTAACCAACCTAGCACTTATCCTAGTGTTTGTTTGGTAGGGGGCATTAGCTTTCCTAAGGAAGGAGGGGAACCTGGAGCATTGTATTCGAGTGCAGATACCGTGATGGCAAAACAGGTTCCGGGGGTTTATGAGAGTGAAGTATGCCTCAAATGTTGTGAAAGATGCATTGGTGTCACTACTAAGGTGGTAACTAGCACCAGTGTTTTCGCTAACAGCATGGTAAAAACGCACCTTAAGGCTCTGAGGCGAGTTCAAAGTCATATGTGCCCCAGGAGGTAATCCTCCAATTCTTGGTACTGGGATAACCAAGTATAAATAACCCGGTTTCTTGCGCTTTTCATGCTCTTTAAGGCGTCAGAATATTAGAGCATTTGTGTTATAATTTGTTTTAACTTGTTTACTGCTTTTGTGTGTTTAATTTCATGCTTTAAGTGGCGACAGTGTGTTGTTTGTCCTTTGGACACACTTGCTATGTCGGACGCAAAAAGATTTTTATTTCTTTTTACTGTTTTACATTTTTACA